ACCTTTTTCATATGTGCGCGAAATTACAAGTTCGGTCTTTGGACTTTGAATTTCACAAACAATTCAAATTTAGAAAGTTGATGTGATGACAGCAGGAAGACCTCCTAAGCCAAATGAATTGAAAAGAGCAACTGGCAATCCCGGCAGAAGAGCTTTACCGGAACTTGCAGTTGTAACTTTGTTACCGATGGCAGATCAAACTCCAAAAGCTCCTGAAGGATTACAAGAAGCAGGATTGCATCTTTGGGAAACCGCTTGGGCTCACGCAATCACTTGGCTTTCACCAGCTTCAGATATGCAAGCGATTGAGAACGCTGCAAAACTAGCTGATGATTTACAGATGGCAAGAAATAAATACAGGGCAACCTTGGATGCAGCAGATGGGCGATTGCTGGTTCACATAAACAAATCTTTTGTGGATGCTTTATCCGCACTTGGTTTCGATCCGACTTCTCGCTCTCGCCTAGGGGTGGCAGAAGTAAAGAGAGTTTCGGCGTTAGATGAGCTCATCGCAAAGCGACAAAAAAAGAATTGAAGGATTCCCTCCAAGGTATCTAAGTCCAGTTTCACTTCCTGACCTGAAAAGAAGTCGCGGTGATGAAATCATTGACTTCTCCGAATCACTTTGCAAAATTACAAAAGACTCTGTGGCAGGAGCCGCTGGCGAACCTTTGATCTTTCGCCCATGGCAACGCCAACTGACTAAACATTTATTTGCTCGCAAAGCAGATGGCAAACTTAAACATAAGGTTGGATTGATCGGTCTTCCAAGAAAAAATGGAAAATCTGCTTGGCTCTCAGCTGTTGCTTTAGAATCATTAGTGTTCGGAGCAATGGGCGGTGAGATTTATTCTTGCGCTGCTGAAAAGGAACAAGCAAAAATTGTTTTTGGAACTGCAAAGCGAATGGTTGAAATGCATTCTGAGCTTTCAGAATTTTTAGAAGTTTACAAAGATTCGATTTACAATCCCAAAACTGGTTCTGTTTATCGAGCATTATCTTCCGAGGCTTTCTCCAAGGAAGGTTTATCACCAACGCTAGTGGCATTTGATGAGTTACACGCTCAACCGAATAGAGAACTCTTTGATGTAATGTCACTTGCGATGGGTGCTAGAACCGAACCTTTGATGATTGCAATTACAACTGCTGGAGTCAAAACAGATAGTTCAGGAAAAGATTCAATTTGTTATTCACTTTATGAGTATGGAAAAAAAGTTGCTCTAGGTGAAATTGATGATCCATCTTTCTTCTTCTCTTGGTGGGAACCTAATCAAGAAGATGATGATTATCGAAACCCACAAACTTGGAAAAATTCAAATCCGGGGTTTGCGGATATAGTTTCAGCAGATGATTTTTCATCAGCAATACTTAGAACTCCTGAAACAGAATTCAAAACTAAAAGACTAAATATGTGGTCTTCAACTTCCGATACTTGGCTTCCGCATGGAAGTTGGGATGTATTAGCAGTTGAGGCTTCAATTGAAGATGGCTCAAATGTAGTTCTTGGATTTGATGGTTCATTCAATGGTGACTGCACAGCAATAGTTGCAACATCAGTTGGAGAAGTTCCCCACATTATCCCAGTTGCAGTTTGGGAAAAACCTGAAGAGGCTTCAGCTGATTGGCAAGTTCCAGTTCTTGAAGTTGAAGATACAATTCGAAATGCTTGCAAGCGTTGGCAGGTTTTAGAAATCTCTTGTGATCCTTATCGATGGGCAAGAACTTATCAGGTGCTTGAAGATGAAGGTTTGCCGGTTGTCACATTCCCACAGACTGCATCTCGAATGACACCAGCCACAACAAGATTTTTTGAAGCTGTAGTGAATAAACAACTAACTCACAATGGCGATCCGCAACTTGCAAGACATATTGGAAACACAACTTTGAAAATTGATCAAAGAGGAACAAGACTTGCAAAGGAAAAGCGTGGTTCATCCCGGCGCATTGACTTAGCGGTAGCATCAGTTATGGCTCTTGAAAGAGCTAGTTGGCATCATTCTCAAGGTGGTACTTTGCCACAGATATTCGACCCTTGGTCATTGGAGGAAAACAATGCGTGAGATAATCACCTCAATTGCTGAAGTTGTTGGCGCAAGCCTTATCACTTTAGGTATTGGATTTACATTTGGAAAAGGTGCTGCATTTGTAGTAGCAGGAATTTTTGTAATTGCTGGAAGTTATTTAGCAGGTAGTACCAAATGAGTATTTTCACTAGAGGATTTACTGTAGGTAGATACCCACAATTCAATAACTATGTTTCTCCACTAAGTCAGCTCTATGGTCAGACTTCAATGACCAGCGCTGCCGGTGAAAGAATTGATGAATGGACTGCTCTTGGCGTATCAGCAGTTCTAAGTTCAGTTTCTTTACTTGCAGATTCAGTTGCATCAATGCCACTTCGTTCTTACATAATTGATAAAGAAGGAAAGCGTGTAATGCTTCCGCTTCCTGAAATTTTAGCAAATCCTGATCCTGAATCAAATACTTATGAATTGATTCATCAAGTTGTTGCTTCAATGGCTTTGCATGGAAATGCTTATGTAAAAATAGATCGTGATCGCTCTGGCAATATGATCGGTTTAGTTCCTTTGCACCCATATCAAATGCAGGTTCTTCCAACTGGAGATATGACAGGTCGCAGATACCTACACCTTGGCAATGAAATGAATCGTGAAGATATGCTTCACCTTCGTTGGTTTACTCCACCACAATCATTAGTTGGAATTTCACCATTGAATCAAACTCGAAATTTAGTTGGTTTAGCAATTGCAATGGATCGTCACTTGGCTCAATTTTATGGTGAAGGTGGCACTCCTTCTTCAGTTCTTGAAACAGATCAGAAGCTAACTCTTGATCAGGCTCGCATCATTCAAGGAACTTGGGAATCAACCCATCGCCGTCATCGCCGACCAGCAGTTTTATCTGATGGTTTGAAGTGGCGACCAATTACAACTTCAGCAGCTGATAATGAAATGATTGCAACTCGCGAGCAACTTATTCGCGACATTGCAAGAATTTTTCGTATCCCTTCACATTTGATTGGTGCAACCGGAGATAATCAGACTTATCAAAATGTTGAACAAGCATCTTTGAATTTCCTAACACATACAATTGCTCCTTGGATTCGTAGAATTGAAATTGCAATCTCAAGAATTCTTGATGATGGAACTGATGTTGCATTTGATACTTCATCTATTCTTCGTACCGATGCATTGACTCGCGCTCGCGTAAACTCAATCAATATCTCAATGGGTGCTCGCACTCCAAATGAGGTTCGTCAAATTGAAGGTATGGAACCTTATGAGGGTGGAGATTCATTTACTCAATCACTTGTTGGTAATGTAACTGCTGGTGGTCAATTACCTGTTCTTGGAACTGATTCTGATCCTTCAGCTCCAGTTATGGGAGTTTTAGAATAATGGCTGAAACATATAGACCGCCTAAAGGTGTTCAGAATGAAGCAAAGAAAGCTCTTGCTTGGATAGCAGATGATAAGGCTGGTTCAGGATTCACAGCTGTTGGTAAAAAAAGAGCATCTGATTTAGCTTCAGGAAAACCAGTAAGTGCTCAAACAATTTTGAGAATGTATTCATTCTTCAAAAGACATGAAGTCGATAAAAAAGCAGAAGGTTTCAATTCTGGGGAAGATGGTTTTCCATCTGCCGGAAGAGTTGCGTGGTCAGCATGGGGTGGCGATGCAGGATTTTCTTGGTCAAGCAAAATAAGAAACTCAATTACAAGCAGCGCAAGAGCGCTTTCCCTAATAGCCGAGGAGAATGATATGGCTGATATGAATCAAGTTCCTGATCTAAATGAGGAGCTTACCGAACTTCTTGCTGATGTTTTCAGCTTCTATCTTCGCGCCCATGGCGCTCATTGGAATGTTGTTGGTACAGATTTTGCAGAATACCACAAACTATTTCAAAAGATTTATGAAGATGTTTATGAGTCAGTTGATCCAATCGCAGAGAATCTTCGTAAATTAGGATCAAAGGCTCCATTTCAACTAACACAATTTTTAGCACTTCGCACATTAGAAGATGCTCCAGTAGTTTTTCAAGACCCAAGAGCATTAGCAATGGATTTATTACAAACAAATGATATTTTGCTTGATGAAATTTCAGATGCTTTTGATTGTGCAACCGCTTATGGACAACAGGGCGTTGCAAACTTCCTTGCAGGTCGTATGGATCAACATCAATTATGGAAATGGCAGTTATCAGCTTCTCTAGGTTTAGAGGTAGTAGTAGCAAATCCTGATCCAGTAAATGATCAAGGTATTGATGAAGATGATGTTGAAGAGCAGGTTGAAGAGCAGGTTGAAGGTTTGACCATGCCGATGGTTATGACTTATTCAGCTGAGAGATCAGAATCAAATGCGGTTGATCCTCTTGAGGATCGTGCTTCAGCAGCTC